AAATAATACTTGACAATTCTTTTCTTTTATGATATACTCCTGGTTCTTAGAAACCATTATAAGGGAACTCCTCTTGGGTAGAAGAAGTATTGATGAGACTAACAAGATAAGAGCAGCTAATGGTCTCTCTGTTATTCCTAAGAAGACTCGACAGTCTAAAGCTATCCTTCCTGAAAGTAAGAAGAAAAGGAATCAAGAGATCCTCGCTACAATGCTGTCTAAGAAAGGACAAGCAGTTGTTACTAAGGTTCTAGATAAAGCTCTTGATGATGAAGATGATGATCAGTTGGCTTGTCTTAAGATAGTCATGGATAGGATCATGCCTTCTGACTACTTAGCTAAGAACAAAGGTAAGTCCAGTGCTATACAGATCAACATCTCAGGTGTTGGTCAAGAAGTTAACACAAGAACAATAGACTCAGACACACTTGAGATAGAGGAAGACAGTTAATGCTCTTAGATGATCAAGGTAACTTCGTACCTAGTAGTATCATCTCTAAACCTAGAAAGGTTAGAGGGCAGACTCCTGCCAATAAAAGAGCACCCGACTCTTTTAACCCCGTATCAATCATAAAACAATTCATAGCACCTGATGCTAAGAATATCGACAGAGCCACCGTGCTCCCGCTTAAAAAGAATACTGACACTGGAGAATCCAGCTGGGCAGTCCCAGGCTTCGCAATGGACTCAGCCAGGGCTATCACTAAGGCAGGAGAAATCTATAGACAGGTTCTTAACGGAGAGATGTCTCCTGACGACCCGAGGGCTGCAATGGCTGCAACTACTCTTTCTATGGCTGGACTTGGAGCAGGTCAATTTGGATCGGCTCCTAAAGGAGCACTACGTTCAATGGTAGGTGGTAGATCTGACTATGGGTTTGATAAGAAAGCAGTAGCAAAAGCTAGAGAAGCTAGGTCTTACGGTGCTGAGGCTGACGAGATTTGGGAAAAGCATCAGGTAGACTTTAGTACAGGTGATGCAGCTATGGAGATTTCCGATCATAAGATGAGATGGTTAGAGCCTTCAGAGAAAAGTAATAAAAAGCTAGGATTACATTTAGATAATCATATAGATCACCCTGACTTATTTAGGGCCTACCCTGAGCTTAGGAAAACATGGGTTATGGCAAGAGATGACTTAGGTCCAGGAGAAGGTGGTTGGAACCCTACTATAAAATCCATATCATTGAATAAAGATGATCTTAAGAATAAAACCCAGCGTGGGCTAGATACTATACTACATGAGATACAACATAATATACAAGACATAGAGAAGTGGCCTGGTGGGGGTAGCTATAAACATCTAAAGGATATTGCAGAGAAAGCTAAAGGTGGCCCTCTAACTAGAGCAGAAAACCTAGACACATTTAAGAAATATCTAGCCATACCTGGGGAAAGACAATCTAATCAAACTATGGTTAGAAGAGAAATGTACCCAGAGTATCGTAAGACAACACCACCAAGTAAGACCTCTATAGAAACAGAAGAGCAGATGCGAGCTTGGAGAAAAGTAACAGATGAAGTTCGCAGATCATATGGACAAGAATAAATGGCTGAATTAGATGTTAGACTACATAACAAACAGCTAGAGGTTTTCAACGATAAACATAGGTTTAAAGTTGTAGCAGCAGGTAGACGGTTTGGTAAATCCAGACTAGCTGCCTGGTTACTCCTTATAGAAGGATTGAAGAGTACGAGCAAGGATATATTCTATGTTGCTCCTACGTACCAACAAGCTAAAGATATTATGTGGGGAGTTCTTAAGGAGCTCGGACAAGAGGTTATTTCATCTGCTCATGAGAATACTAGTGTACTAACACTGATCAATGGTCGTAAGATCTATCTCAAAGGGGCTGATAGACCTGATACACTACGTGGTGTTGGTCTAGGATATTGCGTAATTGATGAATATGCTGACATTAAACCTAACGTTTGGGAACAGATCCTTCGTCCAGCATTAGCTGACGTACAGGGTGGAGCAATGTTTATTGGTACACCTAAAGGACGTAATCACTTTTATGAGTTGTTTAAGTATGCAGAGTCAGGTAAGGATGAAGAGTGGGCAGCATGGCACTTCTCTTCTTATGATAATCCTCTCATACCAGCTAAAGAGATTGAAGCAGCTAAAGCTTCTATGTCTAGCTTTGCATTCCGTCAGGAGTTCCTTGCTAGCTTTGAAGCAGCATCACGAGACATATTTAAAGAAGAATGGATACATATTGATGAGGATGAACCAGAAGATGGCCGTTACTTTATAGCTGTCGATTTGGCTGGCTTCATTAATGTAAGCAGAGAAGCAGGTAACAAGAATAAAAAACTAGATGAAACAGCAATTGCTGTAGTTAAGGTTCATGAAGACGGTTGGTGGGTTGCTGATATTAAACATGGTAGATGGGACATCCAGGAAACATGTAAGCAGATCATGAATGCAGTTATTAATTATGAACCAATAGCAGTAGGTATAGAGAAGGGAGCATTAAAGAATGCCGCTCTCCCTTACCTAATGGATCTAATGCGGAGACACAACCATTACTTCCGTATTGATGATGTTACACATGGCAACCAAAAGAAAACAGATCGTATTGTCTGGAGTCTACAAGGTAGATTTGAACACGGTAAAGTTAAATTAAACTATGGAGATTGGAATAACGAGTTCTTAGATCAATTAGTCAACTTCCCTAATCCTCAACTGCATGATGACTTGATAGATGCATTATCATATATCGACCAGGTACAAGTAGTAGAGTATGCAATGGATTATGAAGAAGAAGAATACGAAGTCTTAGACGTTATAAGTGGATACTAAATATGAAACTAGCTGAGTGGATAACAGGTTATACAGATGATTGGAAATCTAATAGGGATGACAATTATCAATTAAATTGGGATGAGTATGAGCGACTCTGGCGAGGAGTCTGGGCTGCATCTGATAGAATGCGAGAGAGTGAACGTTCTCGTATCACTAGTCCTGCTCTACAACAAGCTATTGAGAACCACTGCTCTGAAGTTGAAGAGGCTATCTTCGGACAAGGCAACCATTTATTCGATATGTCTGACGACCTGAAGGATGAATCTCCTGATGATGTAGAATATGTTAAGAATTATATGAAGGAATGCTTTGACAGAACGAAGTTACGCAAGAAAATCGGAGATGTCATACTACTCTCAGCCATTTATGGTACAGGTATTGGTGAGATTCAAACAAAATCTAAGACATATAAGGTCCCTGCTACTAAACCAATGGAGGATTTAGACCTAGTAGCTGTAGGAACTGAGGATGTTGAGTACGTTTCAGTAGAATTACACCCAGTTGCACCAAGAAACTTCATCATTGACCCTACATCTACCTGTATTGAGGATGCTATGGGCTGTGCAGTAGAGGAATTTGTGTCTGCCCACACGATTGCTGAGAATATTAAGGCTGGCATCTACAAAGATGTCGACATAACAGCGTCTGCACCCACAGATAGTAACCTTGAAGCTAGTTCTATAGACGATGCCTTTGATTCTAACAAGGTTCACGTGATAAGATACTATGGTCTGGTGCCTAAAGGGTTATTGTACGAGGATGAGGACGGAGAAGGGTTTGAAGATCTAGAAGACTCTACAGAGACTACAGCTAGTGATAGCTTAATGGAGAACTATGGTGATCTAGTTGAAGCTATTGTTGTTCTTGCTAATGGTGAAGTAGTCAAGGCAGAAGAATCTTCATATATGATGAAGGATCGTCCACTTGTAGCCTTCCAAAGTGATACAGTCCCTGGTAGATTCTGGGGACGTGGTATTGCTGAGAAGGGTTTCAATATGCAGAAGGCTATTGATGCTCAACTACGTACACATCTGGACAGTCTAGCACTAACGGCTGTACCAATGGCAGCAATGGATGCAACGCGTATGCCACGTGGTAGTAAGTTTGAGGTACGTCCAGGTAAATCCATACTAACTAATGGTAATCCTTCTGAGATCCTGATGCCATTTAAGTTTGGTCAAACAGACGGATCAAGTATTGAGACTGCTAACATCTTTGGACAGATGCTGTTACAAGCTACAAGTACTATGGATATGTCATCTCTATCTACACAGCCTATGGGCGGTGAGATGTCTGTTAGTCTATCTGGGATTATTAAGAAGAATAAACGTACACTAGTAAACTTCCAAGAGAGTTTCCTAATACCGTTTATTGAGAAGGCAGCATGGAGATTCATGCAGTATGATCCTGAGCAGTTCCCTAATCATGATTACAAGTTTAAAGCTACTGGCTCACTAGGTATGTTAGCTCGTGAAGTAGAGCAGGTACAGATGATCAACCTACTTAAAACTCTTGGACCAGATACTCCTATTACTCCTATCCTCATTGAAGGTATCTTGGAGAATAGTTCTATGCCTGATAGACAGCAGCTGATTACTCGTCTAAGAGAAGCACAGAGACCAAATCCAGAGGAGCAACAAAAACAACAAATTGAAATGCAGTTACTCATTGAGAATGCTAAAGCTGAGATTGCACATCTCTATGCTAAGGCAGACGCAGAGAAATCATTGGCACAGAAATACTTGGCAGAAGCTGAGTCTGAGCCAGAGCTTACTCGTGCTAAGATGATGGCTGCTATATCAACTAACTTGCCTAATGAAGATGATAAGATCTCTGCAGAGTTCGATCGTCGTGTCAAGATCGCTGAGCTAATGCTTAAAGAAGCAGACATGGAACAGAACAAAGAGATCGTAGAACTTCAGATGCAGCAAAAAAATAGGGAAAAACAGTATGGACCTTCCGAATCTAACGCAACAAGAGAAGCTGGACTATCTAGCGAACCTTCAAGCGAAGGTTAACTTACATAGGTCTACGCCTAAAGCTGAACCAGTTAAGTTTGAACTACCTGATCCAGTAGTGATCAAAGGTAGGGATGGACTTGATGGTAAGGATGGAATAGATGGAGCACCTGGTAAGGATGGTAAACCAGGTAAGAACGGTAAAGATGGAAGGGACGGAGTAGATGGCAAGGATGGTAAGAGCATTGAAGGTAAGCCAGGTCTGGAAGGTAAGGCTGGAGTATCTGTTGTTAGTGCTGAAGTCACCTTTGACAATCATTTGGTTCTTACTCTTTCTGACGGAAATGAGATAGACGCGGGTGAGATACACATTGAGTCTAAAAATAGTACAGTAGTACAAGTAGTACAGAAAGATGGAGATGGAGATATGAACTTAACAGTAAGGTATGATCAAGTAGATCCATCTGTTGCCTACAAAGGTGATGCAATCACTGGGGCTAGTGGATCCTCAGCATTGTGGCGTATACAGAAACTAAGCTACTCTGCAGATGGAGATGTCACAGTAACATGGGCAGATGGTACACAAGACTTCCGTTTCGTATGGGATGACAGAGCCTCACTAACATACACATAGGAGAAATATATGCCAGACTTAAAAGGACAGGAAGGTGAACTTCGGTTTACTATTCAGGTAACAAGAGCAGCTACAGGTAAAGTAGAAGAGTACGAGCTTGTAGGTAAAATTACAGAAGAGCAATTAAAGGAGATTGAAAATGGCAACAACACACTCAGTAGCGGCACGTAATGCAGCAACAGATGCAGTAACAGCTTTATTAGGTACAAGTGGTAAATTAGTTTATCGTCTTGCAGGAACAGTAGGCTCACCAGGAACAGCAGTAGCTACATTAACTCTATCTGCAACAGGGTTTGGTGCTTCCTCTTCAGGTGTAGCAACAGCTAATGCTATTACAAGTGATACCAATGCAACTGGTAATGCATCAGCAGTAGCCAATGCTACATTAGAAACCTCAGCAGGTACAGTGGTTATCCATTGTGGCGTAGCTGCATCAGGATCTGATATTGATCTAAGTAATGGTTTAACTATTGCTAATGGAGATACTGTTTCATGTTCTAGTTTGACATATACAGCACTAACAGCATAAGGAATTCTCATGGCATGGACAGCAAAATTTAAATCGGCTGAACTTAAGGAAGGTGTATGGAGTATCCGCATACGCTTTACTGACGGAACGGAAGCTTTTTCTAGAACATTTAGATCTGAAACTGCGAGCGATGAGTATATTAAAGTACTTACGCGAGGTGAAATACGTCGGTTGGATAGAGCATCGGCGGCGGCAGTTAAACTACTGGACGGTGATACTATTGATATAACAGAACCCGCCCCAGAACCTGTGCCTGATCTAACACCTGAGCAAAGATGGACTAAGAGGCATCTTGAACTTCAACTGCGTATTAAACTACGTGATGAAGGAATTGCCGTTGCAGGTAATGACGCTGAAATTGCAACCCTTCAAGCTTGGCTAACTGAGAAGTATAAAGGTAGCTTTGTAGGGCTCAACTAATATGGCAGTTGGGTATCTTTCCACCGACTCCTTAATCTTCCTAACCAGTGACACCTCGTCACTGACTGGGACGGTTACGGTAGACGCGTCTGCTGATTATGCAGTAGTTAAACTAATATGGGGGCATTACGCGGCCACCCCTGCAATTACCTCAGTGACACTTGACGGTGTTGCAATGACTCAGATTGGTTCCAGGACTTCTGGCTCCATGAGCGGAGTTGAGACTAGCTTAGCTGAGTATGAGTTAATCGCACCAACAACAGGGAATAGTACTCTAACAGTAACATTTGCTAGCAACACTTATGCAGCTAGTGCAGTTATTGAAGGGTACGAGAATGTTGACCAAACAACTGCTAGTGATGGAGGCAATACTGGTTCAGGTACTGGTACATCATTCAGTCTAGGCCCAACAACCACCACAGTTAGTGGCGGAGCTATTACAGGCGTTGCAATTAGCGCACAATCAAGCACCGCAAACATATCAACATCAGATACCCAAACACAAGAAATTGATTTCACCTCCGTTGCTAACGTAGTAGCGAATTGTGCTTATCAACTAACTGCGGGTAGCGGGCAAACAATTGGTTGGACTACAACGTCCTCTCAGTTATACAGAACAAAAGCCTTCAGGATTATTGCCGCAGCAACTGCAGTAACACATACTGGTACAGGAGCAATAACAGGACCTGGATCAAGTACTTCAGGAACTAGTAGCTCTTTCTCAGTACACACCTCTACTGGAGTTATCACTGGGCAAGGTTCTCTAACTGATGGTGCAGGCACTAGAACAGATACACCTGTTAATCACACAAGTACCGCAGTGTTATCAGGTCAGGGGTCCACTACTGCAGGTACGTCAAGTAGAACTAGAGTGCATGCTAGTACAGCAGTACTTGAGGGTCAAGGTACTACTACTACAGGTACTTCAGCAAGAACACGAGTCCACACGGGTACAGCTACCTTAGTTGGTCAAGGCTCTACAATTGTAGGGACTGCTACTAACTTTACAGTACATACCTCTAGTGGTATATTGACAGGTCCAGGTAGTTTAGTAGATGGAGTATCTACTAACTATACTATACATACAACTAATGGTGCTTTAGTAGGACAAGGATCAGATACTACAGGTGCAGGTAGTGTAGACTCTGGTGCTATAACCCATGCATCATCTGGTACTCTAACAGGACAAGGTGCAACTACTAATGGTACAGGAGTCCATACTCCTAATCATCAAACAGTAGGTGTACTATTAGGTGGAGGGTCTACTACATCAGGTACAAGCACAAGGATACCTAATCATAAAGCGGTTGGTGTTCTATTAGGACAGGGTTCAGCAGTACAGGGAACTAGTTCTAGGACTAGAGTTCATGAAACATCAGGAGCTCTTGCTGGACAGCCAGCTGCTATTACTGGTACTAGTAGTTCCTTTAGTATACATACATCATCAGGTATATTACAAGGACAAGGTTCTTTAGTAGATGGTACTGGGTACAATGGAAGTGGTACAGCTGGAGCAGTAACAATATACTTTGATGTATTAGAAGGAAAAGTTAAAGTATTAAGACTAGTATCTTAGAAAGTACTTGACAAACTGGTTTATTTGTGGTACAATCGGAAAGTCTTAAATCTCTATAAGGTTAATTATGGATAAAGATTTACAAGAGTATTATGAAGCAAGGTTTGATATGTTTACTTCTAAGGGGTGGGTTGATCTAATAGAAGACATAACACCAATGATAGAGAACTATAACACCATAACTAATGTTTCTACATTAGAGGAGTTATATCTAAACAAAGGTAGAATGGATATTCTAAATTGGTTAGCAGGATTAAAACCTCTAACAGAAAAAGCGTATGAGGACTTGAATGAAGATACTGTTTGAATTTAAATGTAATGACTGTGGTTCTGTCTTTGAGGAACTAACAGAGTTTAAAAGAGAATCAACGTGTGAGTGTGGTGGTAAAGCTGATAAGATTATATCAACTCCACGCATTTCACTTGAAGGGGTCTCAGGAGATTTCCCTGGTGCAGCAATGCAGTGGGATAAGAAACACTCAGAGAAACTTAAACAGGAACAGAAGAAAGCCGATTCTTAAGTTCCTTTCCTATAATGCTTAAAGCACAGGAGATAATATGGCACAATTGATTGACGAAGTTTTAGAAGAAGCAGAAGACTTAACCGTAGATAATGAGGAGACTGGTCTTCCTGAGGTAGAGGAATTAAACCAAGAACCTGATGATGATTTACCTGAGAAGTATAAGGGTAAGTCAGCTAAAGACATTATTGCAATGCACCAAGAAGCTGAGAAGCTATTGGGTAAACAAGGCAGTGAGGTTGGAGAACTACGTAGAGTTGTGGATGACTTCATTAAAACACAATCTGATAAGCAATTGAAGACTGAAGAGACTGAAGAAGATGACGAGTTAGATTACTTCACAGATCCGAAGAAAGCAATTAAACGAGCTATCGACAACGATCCTTCTATCAAGGAAGCAAAGGCAAATAGTGTAGAGTTGAAACGTAATACTGTTCTCTCTAAATTAAATGCAGAGCACCCTGGGTATATGGATATTGTTAATGATACCGAGTTTCAAGATTGGATTATGAAATCCAATGTTCGTCAGGAACTATTTAGCCGAGCTGAAAATAAGTTCGACTATGAAGCTGCTGATGAGTTGTTATCTACATGGAAAGAGAAGAAAGAAGTCACAAAGAAAGTAGTAGAGACATCACGTACAGACCGAGATCAACAACTGAAATCAGCTGATGTAGGTTCAAACGGAGTAGCTCCTACGGTTTCTAAAAAGAAATATCGTCGAAGCGATATTATAAAACTAATGCAAACCGATCCATCAGGATACGCTGCTCGTGCAGACGAGATTCAACAAGCTTATGCTGAGGGGAGGGTATACTAAACAATATAGAAAAGGAAATTTAACATGGCACTAGGAACTAATCACGTAACCAATACTACAGCAGCTACATTCATCCCAGAAATTTGGAGTGATGAGATTGTTGCTGCTTATAAACGCAACCTTGTTGCTGCTAATCTTATCTCGAAGATGTCTTTCAAAGGTAAGAAAGGCGATACAGTTCACATCCCAATTCCTGCTCGTGGGAGTGCAAGCCTTAAAGCTGCATCTACACAGGTAACATTAATCGCTGGCACTGAAACAGAGATGACCATTGCGATCGACAAGCATTATGAATATTCACGCTTGATCGAGGACATCACTGAAGTACAAGCACTTGCTTCACTACGTAAGTTCTACACAGATGATGCTGGTTATGCACTAGCTAAACAGATCGACACATCTTTAGTACAACTTGGTCGTGGTGTTAACGGTGGTTCAGATGCTAACTCTGCTTATGCTGGTGCATACTCAGGTGCTGATGGTACTACTGCTTATGTTGCAGGAGCTAATACAGGCTTAGGCGCATTGACTGATGCAGCTATTCGTCGTTCTATCCAACGTCTTGATGACGTAGATGCTCCGATGGATGGTCGTTTCTTACTAGTACCACCTTCAAGTCGTAATACTCTAATGGGTATTGCTCGTTATACAGAGCAAGCATTCGTTGGTGAAGTGGGTAATGGCAACACTATCCGTAACGGTGAAGTAGGTAATGTCTATGGTGTACCAGTATTTGTTTCTTCAAATGCCGATACAACTTCAGGTTCAACTGCTTGCCGTGTTGCATTGTTAGGTCATAAAGACTCAATGGTCTTGGCTCAACAAATGGATGTACGTTCACAAACTCAGTACAAACAAGAGTACTTAGGTACATTGTATACTGCTGATACACTTTACGGTGTAGAGCGTATGCGCGATGTAGGCTCAGTAGGTGAAACACTTGTTGCTTTAGCTGTTCCAGCTTAAGTGTAATAACAGAGGATCTTCTTCGGAGGGTCCTCGATTATTATAAGGAGATATAAATGAAATTTAGATGTCAACAATCAGGTACTATTGTAGAGTTCACACACCTTCATGATGTAGAGACAATGTTGCAACATCCTCAGTATGATGTAGTAGAAGAAGTCGAAGAGCCTCAGCATGATATGGTACAACAGCCTACTAAGGCTACCAAGGCAACTAAGTCTAAATAATGTTAACAGGTAATCTACCTTATATAGATCTAGTACCACCTAAGTTATTATCTAAGTGGAAGCGTAGATTCTTTCCTACACTTATTGTAGAAGCATCTGCTTTATTTGTTGTTCCTCTTGTATCTCTTTGGTACAGATGGGAAGTACGTACTGATACAATGAAACGTGTAGCTCATGATAAAGGATTACCTCGGTATACAACCTTTACTAAGATGAGACAGTACTTACCTAAGTGGGCTAACTGGTACCAAACCCATGACAATGCTGCCGACGAATACTGGTATGGAAAATATGATGATCTAGTCAATGATATATTTACTCAGGAAGACTATGATAAATCATGGTTACTCCAGTATTATAATAGAGTAAGATGGCATTGGCGTAATGCAGCTTATACCTTTAGTTATATGGTAATGGGTATGCCAAAGGGTGATGATGAACCTGATACATTTGAAGCTGGTATTGAAGATAGTGGTAAAACATGGGTTAAAATAACTACCCATCAGAACTGGTTTCAGTATGAAGCACAACTTCCTGATGATGAGGGTGAGTATAGAAGTGTAAACATTGGATGGAAGATTAATAGAAGCGCACCTGCTCTAGAAGACGGGACTTACAATGTCATGTATGCTAATAGGCTAGCTTGGCTCAGCCGTAAAGAATATAAATAAAAAGGATTGGTATGTTTGATTTTACTTTTAGTGGTTTTTCAGACACTACTAAAGCAGCACTTAATGGAGTACCCTTTTTAGCTGGGGTGGTTAAAGAGTTACCTACTCCCTACTATACTAAGTTACTACAGGCAGTCATTACCTTTATGGTGATTGGCTTAATTGGTTGGTCAGCTAGTGTTGTTATGGTAAATAAAGCTACGGGTACTCAAGTTTTGTCGCAATTAAAACTACTTAACCAACAATTAGTTTATATGCAAGAGAGCATTATAGAAAACAAAGCAGAAATAAAAACATTAAAAGATGCTACTAGGGAGAGAGTTTTCCGCCCTGAATGGGAACGCAAGGCGCGTGAACAAGATGCACGGTTATTACATTTAGAAAGAACAATTAAATGAAGATCAGTGAAAAAGGACTACAATTAATTAAAGACCTAGAAGGTTTTAGAGGAGCTCCCTACCTAGATGGTGGTGGCGTTCCCACAATTGGGTATGGTGCTACACACTACCTAGATAATAAACGAGTTACTCTAGATGATAAGTTTATCTCTGAAAAAGATGCAGACTTATTGTTAAGACGAATGGTTCCAGTATATGAAAGGGAGGTACAAAATCTTGTTAAAGTTCCCCTCAACCAGAATCAGTATGACGCTGTGGTGTCATTCGTTTATAACATAGGAGGTGATCAATTTCTCAAGAGTACTTTTCTTAAGAAACTTAACTCTGAAGATTACTCGGGTGCAGCAAATGAATTTCCCAAGTGGAAGTTCGATAACGGAATTGTAATACAAGGCTTGGTCAACCGCAGAAAGATCGAGCAAGATTTATTCTTAAAAGAGATTATTAAACAGGAGAAACAAGAAATGTTAAACGGATATAAAACCTATATTGGTATTGCAATTAGTGTGGTTAGTGCATTAGCAGCAGCTTTTGGTAAAGACTGGGGCATTGACTGGGCTGGTTTTGAAGTAGCCGTAACGGCTGCGGTTGGTGCAATCATCTCAGTTTATGGCTATCTTAAGAAAGACCCTAAAGTATAATGAAATGGTTTGGCATACTTGTCGAATTGGTCGGAGCAGCATACAAAGCTATTAAGGAAAGGATCAATCAACGTGATAGAAATAAACTTGAAGCTAATCCTGCTGAGTGGTTTGATGATCACTTTGGTGGGGTGTCAGACGAATCTAGTAACTCCAAGACCAACGAAGCCGACACTTCAAATTCAGAAACAAAGTGATGGTGGTATCTGCTTAGATAGAGATAACACTAAAGCATTAGGTAACTATATACTTAAACTAGAGAATAGATAAAGATGACATACTTAGAGATAGTAAACAAAGTTCTGCTAAAGCTTAGAGAGAATACAGTTACTTCTGTAAGTGAGACTCCGTACTCTCAACTTATAGGTGAGTTAGTTAATGATGTTAAGACTGAGATGGAAGAAGCTTGGAACTGGGAAGGTCTAAGAACCATTAAGACTGTCCTCACTGTAAACGGAACATCTAACTATACCATAACAGAGACAAACTCTGGAACTAGGTTACTAGATATATGGAATAATACAGAAGACTTTTTCTTGAAGGAGCGTCCTAGGGACTGGTTTGTTAGTAAGTTAAGAGGAGCAAACCCAACTACAGGAGAACCTTTCTATTATGCTATTAATGGTAGGAGTTCTTCAGGTGAACTTAACATGGATGTATATCCTATACCTGATCAAGAGTATTCAATACAAGTAAACTGTGTTGTACCCCAAGCAGAACTATCCTTAGATTCTACAGAAGTATTAATTTCTGGAGACATAATAGCTGAAGGAGTAGTAGCTAGAGCCATCTCTGAACGAGGAGATGATGGTGGGTTCATGGAACAAGAGCAAAGATTTCGTTCTAGATTAAGTGATGCTATCTCTATAGAAGCAGGTCGACATTCAACAGAAATTATTTGGGGAGCCTGTTAATGCCAGGACAGTTACAAGCCGTATCCAATGCAACACTGGGCTTCTTGGGTTTAAACACGCAAGAGGCTGGTGTCACTTTAGATAGTGGTTATGCAACTAAGGCTATTAATTGTATCATTGATAAATCAGGTAGACTTGGTAGTCGTAGAGGATGGAGTATGCTTACTACTACACCTGGAGATTTAGGGACTACCGCAACTATTGATAGTATGTTTGAGTTCCTAGACGAAGATAGAATATCAACTATATTTTCAGCAGGTAATGGCAAGCTATATACAGGAACTACAACACTAACAACAACACCTATCTATGACGTAGAATCAGCAGGTGTTTCAGCGGAGCTAGCTACTCAGCCTACCTATACAACGAACAGATGGCAGTTTGCACAGCTAGCAGATGGTACTGGTGTAGGTGGTAACATGCATGGTTTTGCAGCACAGAATGGTGCTGCTATGTTAGTCTACAGACGAGAGAATGATGTAGGTTCATACAAGTGGCAGACACTAGGCACAGCAGGTTATGGTGCTGTACCTACTGGAGTTACTACTTGTGATCCTGACACAGTACTATCAGCTTATGGCAGAATCTGGATCGCAGGAATTACTGGTGCAGAGTCACAGATCTTTTATAGTCAACTACTCGATGGAACTGCCTTCACTGGTACTGGTAGTGGTACATTAAATGTAGCTGCTGTAGTTGGAAACAATGATGAGGTTGTAGGACTAGCATCACACAATGGATTCTTAATCGTCTTCTGTAAACATAATATTGTAATCTACCAGAATGCAGATGATCCTACTAATATAGCACTACAAGATGTTATTACAGGAGTTGGCTGTATTGCAAGAGATACTATTCAGACTACAGGTAATGATTTAATTTTCTTATCTGATGCTGGGTTGATGAGTCTTAAAAGAATTATAACAGAAAAATCCTTACCAATGAGAGAGTTGTCTCTTAACATTAGAGACGATCTAATCAGTTATATTGCAGGCGAAGATAAGTCTACTATAAGAAGTATATACTATGAGAGAGATGGGTTCTACCTCCTAGTACTACCAGGACTTAAAGACATAATATACTTTGATTTGCGTAAGTTACTAGAAAACGGATCTGCTCGTACTACCATATGGTCTGGGCTTACCCCTAAAGCACTACTAGAGACCGAAGATAATACATTATATTATGGTGAGGCTGGAGGTATTGCTAGGTATACTGGGTATACAGATGATGGTGAAGGGTACCGTATGGAATACTTTACTCAGAACACAGACATTGGTGCTCCTAATAGGCTTAAGATATTAAAGAAGACTAAAGCAATTCTTATTGCATCTGGTACTCAAGATATAGTTTTTAAATATGGTTTTGATTATAACACTGTATTTGAATCACGTACCTATACTAAAGACTTTACTGGAGGTAGCTCTGAGTACAATTTAGCAGAGTATAATATAAATGAATTTACTGCAGGTACAGCTATTAATGAATTACAATTAAATATAGGAGGCTCTGGGAAGTTCTTACAGTTCGGAGTAGAGGTTCCAATTGAGGGAGCACCTGTAGCAATTCAACAATTAACTGTATATTTTAAAATGGGAAGAGTAAACTAAATGGCTAACTATGTTAAAGCAACTAACTTCTTTGCAAAGGATGCCTTGCTCACAGGTGATCCTGCTAAGATAATTAAAGGGTCAGAGATAGATGCTGAGTTTAATGCTATCTCTACGGCAATAGGAACTAAGACTGACTCAAATAGTCCAACGTTTACTGGAGTTCCATTAGCACCAACAGCATCAGCAGGTACTAACAACACACAAATAGCTACTACAGCTTTTGCTATAGCTAATGGATTTCCTGCTGGTGGTATTATTATGTGGTCAGGCTCTGAGGGAACTATTCCTTCTGGATTTACACTATGTGATGGTACTGCAGGTACTCCTGACTTAAGAGATAGATTTGTAGTTGGTGCTGGAACTGGAAGCTCTTACTCTGTTGGAGATACTGGAGGAAGTAAAGATGCAGTCAACGTATCACATTCTCACTCTGTATCTGGAATAACTTATACAAGATTTAGTTCTGCTGCAATGGGGATTGTTGCTGGTGCAGGATCAGTTACTGTTCCTTCTCCAGGAACTTCGGGGTGGTTACTCACTGGACGTAATGATGGTGGTGGACGTAGTATTAATTTTAGTACTGCTACAACAACTGCAGGTGGAGGTACAATATCTACTGAGGGCGTGACAGGTACTGATGCCAATTTACCACCATACTATGCACTATGTTATATTATGAAACTATAAACTATGATGTCAAGTTAGCTATACCTGTACACTTAGATGTACTATGGTCTATCTACTTTGACTACACTGATCAGGGAATCTTTTGTCATATAGATTTTCATAAGTGGAACAAGGAAGCAAGAAAGAAAGTAGTGCCAGCAATATACGAATTAGCAAGTAAACAGGCTCTACCTGTATATGTAGAGATTTATGACAGAGAAGATGAGAAGTATATTAAGTTTGTAAAATTAGTAGGCTTCACAAAGGCACAGTATATAACGGAAGAAGGTAATGATGTTTACATTTGGAGAAAACTATGAGTAAGAAGAAGAAACCGCCTAGGTTAAGATTCCAATCTACCAATCTTAGTACAGGTTTTGGAACAAGCTCGTATGATCCAAGGTCAGGGCAGGTAAAAGGTACACTAGATCCTAGGTTAGCCGCACAGAGGGATGAATTTTACGATGCAGGTGAGGCTGCACTTGAGGGTGCTGACTGGTATGCTCAACTTGGGGATGACTACTTAGAGTATGGAGCAGGGTTGTTTGACCAGGCTTCTGGCTATGATGTAGGAGAAGCTCGTGATGCATATTATTCTGACATGCTTGGTTCTCTTGATATGTCAAGGGATCAGCGTAAGTCTCAGCTGAATGATGGCTTGTTTAGAACAGGCAGGCTTGGTGCTGGCGTAGGAGTTGAGGGCGGTGGTTACATTAACCCTGAACAGTTTGCAGAGTCTATGGCTATTAACCAACAGAATCAACAGTTGTGGATGCAGTCAGAAGATAGAGCCTTATCACAACAAGATAGATTATTTGCTAACGCTCAGAGAGCTCAAGGGCAAGGATCTGCTTTAGGTATGATACCTTATGAACAAGCTGCTCAGAGTATTGGCTATGGTACAGGACTTGAAGGACTGAATCAACAAAACCTACAGACACTAGGACAGTTCTCTCAGCTACAACAAGGATGGCAATCAGCAGAGCAACAAGCTAATGCAGCTAGAGCTGCTGCTTCTGGTGGTGGTTTTGGTAGTTCATTACTGGGTTCAGTAGCTAATGCTGGATTAAACTATATGTCTGGTGGTGGCTGGGCTGCTTTAGGTTCATCGGCTGCGGGTCTATTTAGTGGTGGTGGAGTAATAGGTGGCGGAGGAGGTGCCTCTGGAGTAGGTGGTATGTTTGGCTATGGTAGTGGAGCAGACAGTATGTTTGGCTATGCACCCCCTAACTTTGGTGGTGGAACAATAGGGCCTCAATGGTAATTGGAGAATAGAATGGCAAAAGCACAACCTTTAATAAGCTCACTCTTCGGGTTAGGAAGAGAACAAGTCCAACAATTTAGGCAGCAGCAAGGAGCTGAGTTTGGAGATAAGATGGCTAGCCTACAAGCTAATTCATCTGATGCTACTAACTGGGCACTAGCTGGAAGATTAGGACAAGGCTTAGTCGGAGCAGGTCTCAGCTTGTTTGGAATAGAAGATCCAATGGCTAAGCGTGGTGAAGCTCTTAATAGTGTTGCTCAACGTACACAGGCTCAACTTGGAGATAAAGTACAAGATCCTAGTCTGTTCTATCCTATGCTTGCTAAGAATTTATTTGAAGCTGGTTTTTCTCAAGAGGCTCTCCAGGTTACTGAAGAAGGCCAGAATAAGATTAACGAATTTGCTGAGGTAAATGCTAACATTGAGTATAAACAGAGTGCAGGGAAGTATCAACAAGCATTAATAGCAGCACAAGAACGTGAGGCTAACGAGGCTAAAGTTACTAGACAAGGTAGAGTTGCT